CAACAGTAGGAGTCTCAATGTTAGTAGCCTCAGCTTGTAAGTTAAGCTCGACTACATTGTTAGTTACGTCTCCTTTGAATACTTGGCTCATGGTTAGGTTGCTTCGGTCTTATTGAGAGTTACTTCCCAAGATACCGAATCAGCACTATCACCAGTTACAATAAAGGTAAGTGCGTTATTAGCCGCAGTTACTGTAATGTCCCAAGCTATATCTTCTTCGGCGAAAACTGTTTTAGCTACAACGCCAACTAATGCGGCTGTTCCAGCATCGTTCTTAATGACGCCCTCGATCTTATAGCCAGCACTTTCAGTGGCAGATCTTGCAGCGACTAAAGCAGAGAAGGTAATTGTTGAACCAGTAGCGACATCTACTCTATTAGTCGGTGTTCCATCAACGTAGATTTCGGTCGGTGTGTCATTTGCTGTGGTGCCTGAAAGTGTAGTGCCAGAAGGGCCTCCAACTTCCCAAGTAACGTTGCCAGCGCCATCTGCTGTCGCTACAGTTCCATCGGCGGCGAGTGCGGAATCAAGATCTGCAACAGTGTGTGTATGAGAAATCGGCGCATAAGTTGCGGCGATGTCCGTGATCTCTGAAACCGTGTGAGTGTGAGCTGGAGGCGCAGACTCGAGCGATCCGAGCCTACTCTCTGCGTCAGTGACGTTTGCATTAATTGTATCCACGCAATCTTGGTGCGTAGATACTCCAGGGGTCGGATTAAAAGGTGTTTGGGCCATTGGTTTAAATTATTTTTGTATTTCCGTTGTTATCTGTTGATATTTGTGGTCTAGTTGATATTTTAGCAATTATTGAATCAAGCTACTAGTGATGCGGCTAGAAATATAGCGTCAACTTCCTCATCAGTAAGACCTAATGCTGCTTGCATTATTGCTATACGATCATTGTTACGCCTAAAAACGGCAGCGTGGTGCCACCAATCATACATTTTCTTTTTATCAATGATTTCTTGATCTGTAGTTTCAGGCATTGCCGCAATAATATTGTCGACTGAATCATGAAGACCCTCGTCAATCAAGGCGTCTCTCATTTGAATGTTTGTAACTTCTTCTATAGGTGCCTCAACAATATCCTCCAGTTTCCAGCCGTATGATTCCGTCGTCAATTCTCTAACGTAATACTGACCTTCTGGAGCGTCGTCTGGCATTGGCAAGTTTTCGACATAATCGTAACCATCTGGCGTAGATGGTGCAGCAGCATCCCTAGTCAAAGATGACGGAAGACCATCAACACTTGAGTATTGAAGCTTTAATGGGCTTAGTTTAATTAATTGATAAGTTTTCATTTTAAAATAAATTTTTATGTTGCATCACTGACATACAAATAAAGTATTGAACCGTTGTAATACCATCCTATTGTAGCCACCCCAGTAGTTGGCGTTATGGCAGCTATATCAGCCAAATCTCCCGCTAAAACTATATGAGATCCTACGGACCAAGTCCAAGAACCAGTAGTATCTTGTGTAACCTCAATTAAACCAGAGTCTCCATCGCTAACGTTTATAATGGAAATGTCAGTAATATCCTCGAAAAGCTCTACTGAAACGTTACCGCCGAGAGATTTATCAAAAGGCAAGACCCCACCAGAAGAAGTCGAGACTTGAGGCGTTACAAGTTCAAGTGCGCCGAGTCTTGACTCTGCATCGGTTGCGTTACCGTTCCATACAGTCCTTGCATTTAAGTGGGTTTCTGTCCCAGTAGGGGTAAAAGTGTTTTGTGCCATTTTTTATATATTTTCTTTAAATTGTTAGTTAATCACAGATAGGCCAAATTTCATTGTTGTCCCAGGTTTCGTTGTTGTACCATACATCGTCGCAACCATCCAACCAAACACAATCATCGTCCCATGTTACGTTATCCTTCCAGAGCCCAAGGCAACAGCCAGTAGCTAAGACGACAGCTACAAACCTTCTTCTTATGGTGTTGCCTAGTAATCTTAAGGTTCTCATTTAGTCTGCGTAATATACGATAGCGTCTCCAGTAATTTGTATAGAGGTCCATTCTCCGACTATAACATCGCCAAGAACAATATCGGCTCCAACGAAATTACCTATACTCCCTACAGTGCCAGCTCCGATTACGCAGTCACTAAGAGCATGAATAGCCATGAACTTACCAGTGACTGTAGTATCGATAATTCTTTCTCCGCCGTAGTGACCTACTTGTTTTAAAAGGGTGGATTGTGTTGATGTGGACATACAAATACATACACAAAAAACAAGATCATGACAAATATTTCATGACAAATATTTCATGACAACTCTTCCAACATTTTTCTTTTCGTCAGAAATAAAACCTTTAAGAAAAACATCAGAATCAACAAGCTCTATTGATTTAACATCAAAAACCAACCTTTGATCGTCAAGAAATAGTTCTTTTAAATAACCTGTCTTTATTAAAAAACCGCAATCACCAGATAATATCTTGCCGTCTAGGTGTTTTGTTAAGCTATTTGTTCCTATTATTTTTAATTTGCAACTCTTCATAGTGCTTTTTTATTTCGTCTTTTGGAAAGTAAACTCTATCTATACCATCATCTTCGCTGTCACAATACCTTACCTTTAAGTGTCTTTTAAGCCAATTTCTGTAATTAGATTTTTTAAACACCCTCTCTATGTCTCCGTATATTTCATTTACACCAAAAAAATCAAAGGCTTCTAGCATTTCTTTGTAAAAACAAAGCCCGACATGTAGCGGACCAAGCCTTCTTGTTGCCTGATTGGGGAAAGCATAGCTTAGATTTATACCATCTTTTTCTTTTTTGAAGAAGGTGAAAAACATATACTCTTCTTTATCAAGAACGCATAAACTTAAATCGCTATCCCTTAGATCATCCATTAAAGATTTTGAACCTTCAATTCTAGAAGACATGCTCTTCATAGAAGCTGCATCGCCATAAGGGAAAGATTTTAAATAATAAAAAGAAAATAGTCTTTGAAATTCTTTGTCATCAAAATCTACCTTTTTTAATTTTAGTTTTATAAATTTCATGTACTTCTTTTACATCATTTTTTGTAACAGTAAATTCTGGGTATCTCTTACCTCTTACATGTTTAACCTTAATTCTATTAAGGGAAGCTCTCTCTAGATAATTAAAGTATTTATTCGCATTGTGGCCTCTTTCTAAAGATGCAAAAACTTTATCTAAATTTAACGAATCCAAAGCGTAATCAAGGATGCAAAGGATACAGTAAAAATTTTCAATAATGCTCAATTTTGATTTTAAACTGGGACAACAAAAATCAATCATTAATGTTTTTTCTGACTCGTCAACGGTACCAAATAATATAAAGGCCAATTCATTGTTTTTATCTTTCATGCAATAAGAATTACTGCAGTCTTCTTTTAAATCAACAAATAATCCGCGAGCTCTACTCTCGAGTCTTACTTTAGAGTTACTAACGAACCCGTTGAATGGGTTTGATTCCGATAAAAAATCACGGAAACATTCAAAAACGGACTCGTCTTCAAAATCTAAATTAGATATCATTTTTGTTTTGTTTATTGGGGTATATTTTAACTGAGGATTCCGTATTGCTGGAATCGTCAAGACAAACCTTGTAAACCTCTCCGTTTGTAAGGTTTGCGCAGTCAACAGCCCAAGAATAACCGCCTGAAATTGAGTCCGAATAACTTTGCTGATACTTACCTTTTCTATCTAACACTCTATAAATAATATTGCTCATTTTTATTTTTTTGTATACTTATATTATGGTAAAAAAAACATTAATATCAAATTAAATTTTTAAAAATCAATTTTATGCATTACTATATAGAAATAGTGTAATAAAAACCATGGAGAAAGGCAAAGACAAGGCGGCAAGGGCTCTATTTGAAATAGAACCAACGGCACTTATTGAGTTATATAGAATATATCCAGATGTAGAAAAAAAGCCTGAATCTTATTTTAATATACATAACGGTTCTGTTTTTGGAGGAGGAGTAATATGGCAAGGTGAAACTTACGCCCCGATACCAATGGAAACAGAAGGGTTTTCTGTTTCCGCATCTAAAGTAAACAGACCTTTAATTAGAATATCTAATAAAGATTTTTTTGTAACGAGCTTAATAAAAAATAACAATGATTTTGCAAATGCGAGGGTAGAAAGAAGAAAAACCTTTGTAAAATTTTTAGATGATGAGAATTTTGATGGGGGAAACCCTTTTGGGGAGTCAGATGCCACCGCCAATGTATCCGTTGATTTTTACTTAGTGTCTCAAAAAAGACAAGAAAACAAAGTATTTGTAGAGCTTGAACTCACAAGCCCATTAGATATAGAAACCTTAGAATTAAACAATAGAAGGATATTAGGCAAATACTGTTATTGGAAATATAGAGGTCCTGGATGCGAGTACCAAGGAATACCAATAGAAAGAGACGATTCAAGGGAGTTTACAAATACGGATGGCTCACCGTTAACTGTTCAATCAAAGCAAAAAACAAAAAATCTTGGTAGGAGCTTCCATAAGATGCCAAATTTTAATTACAACAATCCAAATGATCTTTATTCTTTGGATAGTTTTTACTACAGGGGTTCTATTGTATTTAAAGTTAATCAAAAAGTAAGAATTCAAGACCCAAGAGATCCAGAAGCTTTTCGACCCCTTTTAACTTACTACGTAGCTAGAAAATTTGTACCAAGAGGAATCGATCCAGAATCATATCCCGAATACTGGGAGAGAGATGGGTGCGGAAAAAAAATAGCACAGTGCAAAAAGAGATTCACAAAAATAGAATTAGTAAACTCGTTTAGTTTTAGTGAGGTTTACCAGCAGCGATTCTGGAATATACAAGAAGCTAGCAAGCTTCATATGACTTATATTAGACCAAAAAATAATGCTAACACTTATAACAAAAAAATATTAAACGCTCTTACATTAAACTCCAAAAGCTTCGGAGCTGGTTCTGACTGCAACTCTGGAGGAAATGACACATCCTTAACAAAAGCATTTACACTTAGTATCCATATAGCTGAAACTTTTGGAAGGCAAGCTGAATCAGCAGGTAATGATGAGGTGGCTAATGGACCACCAGTGATCAATCTGTTTAAAACAAGCAATAGGACAGACGGGCTGAAGTATTTTGAAATAGGAATGTCAAGAGAAAGGGGCACTATAGTATTGCTAACAAGCTCTAGATCTCCGAGTATAGCATGCGGCCTCGTACAAAATACTATAGAGTTAATACCTAATATTAAATTGGTTAATGAGAATGTTGATCTTTTTCATTGTCAAGATTTGCTTCTAACAATTTCAAAAAGAACGGTAAATGGTAACTTTGTCATAGAAACTCAATTATCTGGAATAAACAAAGGAGAAGCTCAAGGAGGTACTGGAGCGAATAGGTTTTTTGAATTAGAAAATAATATTACTCTAGAAAATATAGATACAACAGGTACTGATCGCATAGTTATGTTTGGGGGTTCTTCAAGAAGATATCTTAAAGGCTCAGAATATATTTATGATTGGACTCACTCAAGGATGAATGTGGCTACTGTTGCCTTTTGGGACAAATACATAAGTAAGTATGCTTTTTCAGAGATGCTTGGCGAAAGAGTTTATAACGATCAATTGTCATCAAAAATAATTAAAAAATACGACACTCTTGAGGATTTTATTGATAACGCTGGAAGCCATCCAATAAAATCATGTATTTCGTTTTGGCAGGAACCTTATTTTAAAAGCAATAACTGGTATGTGAAAGAACATAGACACGGCAATGACCTGCTAGTTAAAGGCAATGATAAGGGGTGGGCGGGAAATAGTAGAACATTTAATTACTGGCCAAGTAATAAAGTTTACGCAGCTGGGTACGATTTCTTAGGAGGTTTTACAGAAATAGAAGCGAATACAAAATCAAGCATCCAAAGGTTAGAAAATGTAGGAGGTATGCCTTTTGGAGGTTTCCCTGGAACAGACGGATATAGTTATACAACTTAAAAAATGGAGATATACAAAACAAAACAAATAAAACGCGCCATAGATAAAATATCTGAAATATCAGAGTCAAAGGTTTCTCAGGAAGTGTGCGGTTTATTAGGCAAAAAGAAAGACTATTATGTAATACAAGAGTGTATCAACATATCGGAAACCCCTAGAGACCAATTTGTACTTGATCCAATACAATATGTTTTATTTAAAAATGAATACGAACCAATAGCTTTATTCCATAGCCATATAGTTGGAGATGAAAGTCCTTCTGATTATGATGTTTTAATGTCTGAAAATAGCTGTTTACCATTTATGATATACTCCTTAAATACCAAAGCTTTTTATATTCATGTTCCCAAGAATTTAGATGTTGATATAGAATTAGTTAAAAAAACCCAATACAAAATAGAAGAAAATAAATATGACGAATATAAAAATATACGGAATAATGTCTAAAACCTTCGGAGAAGAAATAGATCTGAAGGTGGGATCTATAAATCATCTTTTCGATGCTATAGATGCTAATAGGCCTGGTTTTATACAAAAAATCAATAAGCTGGCAAAGCTTGGCTTCCATTACGCTTTGATCATAGATGGCAAAAGAGTTAAAGATTTTAAGAGACCAAGTGTTGTTAAAAACCCCAAAAAGATAGAGATAGTTCCATTGATTGCTGGTAATGGACTAGTTGCTGGAATCGTTGCGGGAGTTGTTTCAGTAGTC